AGACCACGGTGGTTTTTGTAGAAAGCACCACGAACAAGCAACGGAATCATTGTCATTGGCTTGTCTTCTACTTGGCTTGCTACAAAGCCTTGTGCTTCCATTTGGCGAACAGATTGTCTACTAAACTCCAATACGTATTCTTTTTCGTTGTAAGTTACTGCGATTTTGGTACTCATATGCACTCTCCTTATTTTGATTTTATTTTAGAGGGCGGATTTTTTATTTCCGCCCTTTTTGTTTGCTTACTATGGGCCAGGTACGAACACTGGAACAGTTGCTGGCGAAATAGAGATTGTCATCTCAAGTACAGCATCTACAGCGCCTTCGTTTACGCTTGCAGAAAGGTAGCCATCCCAAGTGTATTTTGAGCCGTCAGAAAAAGTAAGCTCGCACTTTTGCACTGCTGTTAGTGCGTTGATTTCTGCCAAAACTTCTTTGTCGTAGTTAGCAGTGAAGTCGAAACTTTCCTCTTGTTGGCGAATGCCAGGAATGAAAGTTTGTGCATCATCTTTCAATGTTGTTGTTTCTAGTGAACTGCGTTTACCAAGTAGGGAAGGGAAGTCCTTGATGATGATCTCGGTATCGGCAGCAGTTGCACCATACTTAAGTGTTGTGTTGTATGTTGAAAGTGCCATTGTGTTTATCTCCTTGTCTTATTCTCGACCAAATATTTTGCCATCCACGTCGATTACTGCCTCATAGGTAGCCGTTATGCAGTACATGGTGGACTCATACAGGTCTGGTGTTGTTGTATAGGTTAGTCTTTTGAAACCAAGTTGTTTTATTGCACTGTCTGCTGTTGCGAATATCTCTCGTGCTTCGGCTTTTTTGCCACCCACCTTGTTGGAAAATACCTGTACTCGGTAGGTAAGTCGAGCAAACTTTTCGGCTCTTGAACTGTCGATTAGTTCAACAATGTCGGTGTTGGCAATTTCATCGCAAGTCACACAAGGAAATTGTGCTGGGCTACGAGTGTACTCGCCAGTCATCTTGACGGACTGATGAGCTGCTTTCACTGCCGTTGCAACGTGAGTGTATATGGAATTGTAGTAGTCAATCATCTCCAAACCTCCCTTGCAATCTTGACAACTTGCTCAATCATCCTATCTCGTGCTGTTAGCATTGCCTCTGCTGGCATATTACCGTATGTGTGTTGCGATGCACCTTGACCTGACGTTGCAGTAAACCACCATCCGTGAGGACTTGCACCTTTGCCCTTGCCATAGGTACCGTGTTTTGGTGGAGTGTAATCCATACCAGTACTGTCCCACTCTGGGTATCTTACACCTGTACCAAACTCGATAAAACCAACTGTTGTACCACTTGCAATAACTGTTGCTTGTGTGCCACTTTGGTTCATGGTCACAACTACATCGTTTTCGCCATCGTAGTCAGCAATCTGAAAACCTGTTGTTGCCACCGATACGCCAATCTCTGCAAGCCGTCTTACAAACTCTTGTTCTTTTTGTTCAAACTCTAGTCGATATACCTCAATTTGTTTTATGGCTCGATTGATTGACTTTAGATCCAATGGATTGACAGTTATCTTCATGCTTGCACCTTTACTTCCAGCAAGGCATACAAGATACCGTTCTTGCTGTCGGCTCGTTTTGTGACGATGTAGTTGTGTGGCTCGGTTGTTGGTACACCAAACCAGACAATGCTGTCTTCGTCCATAGGACAGTTGATATCTGCCACAGCCACAGTGCGAGTGTAGTTGGTAAATCCACCAAATGCCGAAACAGCATCGGCACCAACAGATGCGGAAACGTTACACCGAAGTTCTGTCAAATCGCCATAAGCTGGTGCGCTTTCTCCTGTAAGGTTTCCGCTATCTGTGATTTCCACCTCTCCAAGGTACAGTTTGTAATACAGTGTACGTTTGTTCCGATTTAGTGTACGCATTACATCACGCTCCCACAGAGAGGTGTAATTTGTCTAAGCAACGATGGACTAACGTCTGCCGACTCAAATGTTCGCTCGATGCCGTTTTCCTTGTGCATTACTTGTCCTTCGGCACCTAGTTTGGTAAACAGTTCAACAGCAATGCGAATCTGTGTGTACTCGTACTGAGTTGGAACAGTTGCACCATCTGGAATGCCGAAAGGGTATCGTCTGTTGAGTACAATCCCTTCGGCATTTTTAACTAGGAGCAAAAGTAGATCTTGCGATGCATTATCTGGTGCAATCAGCGTTTGGACAGCAACAACTTTTTCGTCATCTGTCATTGCCTTGTACCTACGCTACAATGATTTTTACTGCCTTTGTTTCGTCAGTAAGAGCAGCAAGGTAGTACTTGCGAGAAAGAATTGTGTTCTTACGGATGTTTGCATCTTGAGAGTCACGAGGTGGTTGCTCGATTTCTACACCTTTCTTGTTGAAAAGTGTTACCGCCTCTTTTGTGCCGATGATAACTGTCTTTGGAACAGCATCTTTCTTTGTGTAAAGGTTGATGCCTGCAACTGTACCAATGTAGCCGTTGCGAGCAAATGCTTCAACGTACTTCAAGTCATCTTTCAAAGCTTTACGCAATGCACCCATGTCAGATGGATGAACGAAACCGAAGATAGATACACCGTTCAAGTTTTCAAGGTTAAGTGCCACCGTTGCATCAACAAAAGCTTCAAAGCCAAGGGATGTTACGTTTACTTCGAGAGTTGTTTTGTTGAACTCGGCAAAGATGTCGTCGTTTACTGTGTTGTACATGTCTGTACCCATGTGGCGTACACCAACTGGTACAAGCATTGGATCAATCATCGCTTGCTCGTCGTAGTACTCAAATCTGTTTTGTGCAAGCAAGATTTCGTATTCTACATCGCTGTAAGATACTTCGATACTCTTGCTGTTACCAACGCCCATTGCAAGTTTTTCAGTACCGTCAGTTGCACGGTAAACGTTGATTCTGCGTTTCATACCTGGTGTGCCAACAAGAGAGTTATCTACCGTACAAAATTGTTGCAAATCCAAGTGGGAGTTATATTGGTCTTCTACCTCGTTAGATAGGTAAAAATTATCGTAAATTGTATGAGCCATTATTTGTTACCTCCGTATAGTTGTTTGTATTGGTCGGGATGGTCAATGGAAAATTGAAGTCTTTCCGTTGGACTCATCTTTTGCAATGCTTCCAAGGTCATTGCCGTTTCCACACCGCCTACTTGAGGCTCTGGTGTGCTTTTCAACATCTCGGCACGAATAGTTTTTTCACGACTGTCTATCAATGTTTTGAAGTTGGCGAATACCTTGTCGAAATCGCCATCAACATGCGATGTAGCAGTTTTAAGTGCAACTGCACTATCAAAACCAAGTGACATGTACTTGCTTGTTAGGTCGGCAACTTTCTTATCTCGTTCAAGCTCTTGCACTCGTGCCATAAGCTTTTCACGTTCTTCTGCTTCCCTTGCAAGACGTTGCTCCTCGTCAGTAAGTTTATCTCGTAGTTGCTTTTTGTAGTTTGCTGCCTCGCTTGCTGTCTTGTCGAAAACTGCCTTGGATACAAACCCACTCATGTCTGGTTCGTAGCCTTCAAGTGCTTTCAACTTTTCTTCAACGGTCATATTTTCGTAGCCTGGAATGTCAATTTTCATGTTCGTTCTCCTTTGTGTTTGGTCGGTTCTCTCCGATAATATTTGCGCTTTTATACTTCATCTCCGAAGTGCTGTGATTTCCGTTTTCTCTAACGATAAAAAAAGCACCAGTTAAAGTCTCCACGCTTGTGGTTACTCATAACTGGCGCTCTATTTTTGTGGTTGGCGCTCTTGCAATATTAAGACTTTTCGTTTGGTTGTGTCGAAGTAAATTAAAGACTTACATCGTGGACACAACACCTCTGCTTGACCAGACAGGTTCAGCAGTTTCTTTTTACATTTGGGACATCGCACTTCTTCTAGTACAATCAATCGACCACCTCCACCCAGCATCGACAGTTTCGGTGTGGTTTAGGCGGCACTTTGTCAATGTGGTACACTTTGCCATGCATTGCTCCGCATACGGAACACCGTCTTTCGTCTGGCGATGTAACCCACCTAACCCTTTTTACACCACTGTCTTTGTATGCTTGTATCATTGTTCTAAACGTCACTTCATCTGCAAAGATTTTGTTCATTGCTATCCACATCTTTTGCGATGCTTTTACCTCTTCCATAGGAGAGCTACTGGACAAAACACCTTCGACAAATCTAGCACGTTTTCTATCTACTTCGTTTTGGTAGATATATTTTGTTGTAGGGTTGTAGGCAAGCATAAGTGCCAACACAAACCCTTCGGCATCAAACGGATCTTCCGTCTCGCTGTACTTTTGGTACACCTTCTCGGACAAACGCACCATTTCTCGTTTAGTTTCAACAAGAGCCGTATCGTAGATTTCGTGCGATACTGCAATGACGTTTATCTCGTCAAAAGCCATCCCACGCACTTTGCCAAACAACTTGATGTAGCGTTTGACTAGGTACGCTATAACCTTGTCTGCAAGTGCATATGGACTACTCATGTTCATCCTTGTGGCCTAGTGTCTTGACATAGGCATCCATTTCTGCTTGTTCTTTCTTTTCCTGTTCTTCCCACCAAGCTTTGCTTTGAAGATATGCACTTTCGCTGTCGGCAAACATACCACAGTGAGCAAAGGCAAGTTCGGGATGAATCTTTGGATTGTTGAGCATTGCAATAAGCACTTGGCTCTTGGCTGCAATGTTTTCGTAGTTTCTGCGAGTAAAGTGCGTTTCGATGTCGGTCAGTTTCAACTTGGTTCCCACAGTATCTCGCAAGATACGAAGGACAAGCTTCAAGAACATCTTTTCCGACTTTTTGAAAGTGAGTTCAGTCGCCTTGGCTTTGGTTTCTGCCGCTGCCCAGCCGTCTCGAAGATGCACTGCTGTTCCTGTGTCGCTTGTGGAAGAGCCACCGTTTCTATTCGGCATGGAGCAAATCTCCACAATGGCTTGCAAGATATCCGTCTTCAACGTTTGCACTTCTGCTTGGTTAAGACTTGCGTTCAAGTACTTGGCATCGGTGCCACCAGGCATACACAACGTTTTCCAATCGTTGAGTTTCTTGTAGGTTTCTTCGTCAATGTCTGCACCAAAGATTGCCAAGAAGCTGTTTACCACTTGCTCGATATCGTCAAGTCGGTTGGATTGCAACTCGTCCAAGGCATCTAGCAAAGTGATGACTGGTTCAAACACCCCAAGACGTGCATTGTCGGCAGGGTACTCAATAATCGGTATCGTGCCAAGTGCGTGTGCCTCGTGCTTCAACACTACATCTTGGTCGGTAAGTTCAAAGTACTCGCTTTCCGTATATATGCTGTAGACAATTGTTCTATCGTCTTTGGTCACGTAACTTACTGCCATCAAGGGCTTTTTTGCCACCCCTGCATGGTACACAACAAATGTGTTGCGTGGATCGAGTGAATATACATTGAAAGGCGGTTCGTCACTGCCCTTGGCCCACTTTTTATTGGGCAAGGTAAGACGGAAACTTGTGCCAGCAACGTACAACCACTCGGCAAGTTCGTTGTCGCAAGCAGCTTTATCTGCATCTGCCATGTAGCCGTTCAAGGTATTGATTGCACTTGCCAACTCGTCATCTGCCGACTCTGCGTGCTGAGTGTTTTCTCGACGGATGTACTGTATCGGCTCGCCAAAGGTGTACCCCTTGTGGAAGTTGACAATCTCGTATGCACGGTTCTCGCACACCTTGTGGTTGATGCTTTCTCGCACCTCTTTGGTCTTTTGCAAGATTGCCGTTTTGCCACGATAGTAATCCCACAGCTTTGTGATGGCATTACGATTCATTTGATGCTCGTTGTATGCCTTGCGCAAAACGTCACGGATGTTGCCCATCGTGATTGTATCTTCGTTTGTATAAATTATTCTTCGCCCGTAGCTCAATGAAATTCACCACCCTTTTCAACACTATTATATTACAATAACAAAATCTGTAAATATAAAGATATTTTACAAAAAGGGCATGAAAAAAAGGAGAGCCGATATGACTCTCCTTTTAGGTTTATTATTCAGTTAAGTTGGAATGCCCACAAAAGGTGATTGTTGTTTGGGGTTGTTATTTGTTAATTAGTTATTTTTTGTACCAGTAGTGGAGCCAATAAGAACCTTTTAG